GGAGAATTTCGCTGCAGACTCCTGTACAACGGCCACGTAAGATTTTGTTGTACAGCATCACGGAGCTGCAGCAGCGAGAGGCAGATCGAAACCTGACTTCTCAGCTACCAAGGGTTTTGAAGCCTTAGCATTCCTGTTGAGACCGCCAACATGAAAGTTTCTGGGCCTCTCACCGAAGGAGAAGACATTGTCCTCTAATCCGGCTCTGACATAGGAATCGTAGTAGCTGATGGTGTCCCGATGCACGTAAGGTTCCAGTAACACCAAACAGTCGAGATCGACCAGACTGTTGATATTATCGCAAATCCGTTCGAACGTCAACTGGATGTCAACCGGTAATCCGTGCTTCTTCTCCATCAATAGTCGTGTTTCAGCGCCGCAAAAGCGTCGCTTAAGTTTCCAAGCACCATCCAGAGCAGCTTCGACTTTAGCTTTCTGGTATGTATCGAGGCCATGAGTCACGAGTTTCCTCGAGACAGTGATGTTGGAGGTGGCACGCATGCAAGCATGGGCCAAAGCATCCACCATCGGACAGCCAGGATACTGATATGCATAGGAAAGGGCCTTAGCTCTGAGCAGCTGCAATTTCTTGCTCTGTTTCGCATTCAGATACACAGACCTGAGCCAAGGAAAGTTCAAGATGACCTTAGCGGGCGATGTTATATTAATCATTTCTGACTTGTCAAACACCATCCCACAAAAAGAGGCCAGCTGGAACAGCGAATTTATCTCCATCTTGATAGTGAACCCTAGTGCCTTAAACCACTCCTCAGTCGGAACCAGGGAGGGATCGCACTTAATAAGACCATCATCACCCTCCACTGCACATGGGGGGTCGGATCTATTTAAGCGCCACCAGGTAAACTTGATTATCATGAGATTAGCAAATCCATTACCAAGAGAGGTATCCATCTCACCGGACATGCGGCGGGCGATACATTTGACGATGAAGTATTTGAACAGGCAGACATTTATGCCGGCTTTAATAGCCAGGCAAACCATGAATTCTCTAAAGCCCGGAAGGTTCTTGGTCATGTACTTATACAGCACAAATTCCATTGTTTCCATCATCACCTTCTTAAAATGACATTCCATAGCGGTAAAGTCTGTTGACGCGTAAACAGAACCATCGGCTTCTAACATTTCTGAAAGATACCGCGGATAATCCGCCACAGGAATGTGCTTGACAAAAGAAGGGTACTTATACACTTCTTCCTCTATCAGCTTGATTATCGGCCCGAATACCGTTTTAAAAGCATCATGACGGGAATTGATAAGGCGCGCTGCCTTATACTCACCATACGTCTCATCCTTCATGAAGCTTTTGCATTTCCAAAATTTCTTCTGGTACCTCAGGTCCACGACCTCTTCGCGGACCTTTCGCAATTGTTCTTTGCGTTCCCCAGAATAATTGGTCTTTTCCAGCCAAGCTTCGAAACTGCAGTCCACATCAGGAGCCAACGGCTTGAAGTTTTTCTTGCAGAAACGAAGCGTAAATCGACGCAGCTTCCTCAACAGCCTTCTATTCGGTAGAGGTGTTCGGGCTGTGAAGCGCTTGCGGACTCCGTGCCTCAGAGTGTCAGGATCGCCCGGATCCGGGTGAGGATTTGCGGCACCGATGAGAGCAAACCCAGCTGATACAGCGACAGGCCGACGATGATGCACGTCAGCGCACACAGTGTCAGACACAGCAGCATCCTCAGAGGGAGGCGGCGGTGGGGGTAGATTGACCTCATCGTGTCTATATCCATATGCGGTCCGGGGCTGTGGTGCGCAAGGACCGTACCGGGCAGGTGAAAATACCTGGCGTGCTTACGACGGCGTTTGTCGGCCATGAGCACTCCGAGACACGTTGTTGCCATGTACACATCCTGTTCCGACCACTCACCTATTCCTAGATATCGGTCGATATTGATTGAAGTATTCGTACGAGCTGACTGGACAGCCCGGGACACAACTTGATCAATAGCAAGGTTGGGGGATGTGTTGGCAAATTGGAGGATCAAAGCAAGTAGCTCCCGGGACACCAAGTGCTCATGCTTGCGCTGACGCAAGCCCCAAGGGAGGCCGAGGATGCACTTGCTCTCAAAGATACGAACTTTACACAAGAGCGGATCATTGTGCTTCATCTCTCCGATAGCATGGCTATCCCCTCGCCGGTCAACCTCGAGGCTACGATCCACCCGGTAGTCCCCGAGCACCACGTAAACGCAGCGCCGCTTGGGCCACCGAAAACGGCCAGTTTGTAGGTGAAGGAGACAGGCATTAGCCAGAAGGAGTACCATAGATAATCCAACTGCCCAAACCACGTCACCAACCAGGAGCCCTAGCCGTTGGTCTCCGCCTGTAATCAAATGAAAACAAGCAAGAACGGCGAAAATGAACAGGGCCAACTCCCACGGCCAAATTCGCCCTCCAACAGAAACCGAGAAACGATTGAACGTCCTCATGCCACGAACCGGTCCAGGCTGCATCAAAGCGAGATTTATTTCGCCTGTGCGTTTACCATCCCTGCCATCACTGACAGCCTTGGTTTCCTTTTCCTTGTCCTTACCACCTGTTGGGGTAGGCATGGGGGCGTCTCCGTCCTCCTCCTCAGAATCGCTTTCGCTATCCTCCACCTCCTGCATGAGACGCTCACGAAGAGCGTCATTTTCACCCTGGAGCATCTGAATGGAATTAACCATACCACGCTCAACAGTGGTGTGTGCAGGAGGATTTTGTTTTGACGATGCTGCGGAGCGCCTATGCTCACGCAGCTGCCACTTAGGTACATCTGCATATACAATTCTGCCATCAGGCAGAAATTTCCGGGGTCTAACCAACCCCTCCTGAAGTGACTCATCATCCGCCGAAGCATCTACGTCATCGTCACTGACGTCGTATTCACTGGCAGCGGTATCAGAAGACTCTACATCACTTAAGAGAGCATCCTCTTCACCGGCTCCATCACTGGAACCACCACTATCAGCTAGCACACCCCTTCCAGCTGGTGCACTTGATGCTGGGACACTGATCGGCGTGTCCGGAAAAAGTTCTTTACCCTTCGCCGTAGCTAGGGGAAGGTGGGCCTGAGCCTCGAGGTCGAAGGCCTCCATCTCTATCTCGTTGTGTCGAGGTTGGTCACCCCCGATAGAACTGTACCCCCCAAGAATGCCCCGTGTCAACTGTTTCACGGCACTCCATGTTGAGGGTCCAGATTCATCGAAGTTTACGACCGTCCTGTCATTAGACGAGACGAGAGGTTGCTCCTCAAGGTCCTGGTCGAACCATTTAGGATTCAATTCGTCATCAGACATCTTGAACCCTGGCAGTTTTGG